ATTAAAGACCCAAAAGCTGGTTATGAATGTAAACGTTCAGTAGCATGGTTGAAGTTGAAGCCATTTATTGAAGTAAGTTTGGAGGTAGTAGATGTCGAAGAAGGCACGGGACGAAACGTTAGCAGGCTTGGAGCGATTGTCTGCCAAGGAGTCGATGACGGAAAAGCTATTCGGGTCAATGTTGGCAGTGGTTTTAGTGATAGTGATCGTGATAACTATTGGAGTTCACGTGATTCCTTACCTGGTCAGATCGTGGAAGTGCGAGCAGACGCAGTCACACAAAACCAAGACGGAACATACAGTTTGCGCTTTCCAAGGTTCCTACGGTTCCGGGGATTTGAAATAGGAGAAAAACTATGACAGTTAATAGAGTAACTGCACAAAATGCAGAAATGTATCGACAAACAGAAATTAAAAAGTTGGACAAGCGTCACGAAGAGCTTAGATTAGAAGAACGACGTGTAAAAGCAAATATCAAAGCAAACGAAGAAGCAAGAGTTGAAATGAATCGCCGGATGAATCGTCCAGGACAAAATGTAGATAGGATGGCATAATGACAAACCCGTTTAGAGATCAAGAAAAATTTATGAAGGCTTGCGATCAAAGTGTTGACAAGTTTAACGAAGACCAGTACAATATGTACTTGGGCTTAATCGAGGAAGAGCACAAAGAATTACAAATGGCAATCGATTCCTTTGATCAAGTGGAACAATTGGATGCATTGATTGATATTTTAGTTGTTACTATTGGAGCGATCCATAGTGCAGGATTTGATGCAGAAGGTGCATGGAAAGAAGTTATGAAAACCAACTTTGCCAAAGTTGACCACAACACAGGCAAGGTGCGTAAGCGTGAGGATGGTAAAGTGTTAAAACCAATTGGTTGGAAGTCGCCTGAGTTGGCGCAATTTATTAAAGGAGAATAACATGTTTGGTGCAAATTATACAAATGGCGGTATCGTAAATTACCGTTCAGCAGGAGAAATTAATTCAGCAATGGGCCGTGTTTACGGACACATGAGTCTTGCTGTTATCGTATCCATGTTTGTCAGTTACATTGTGGGCTCTAGCCCGGAGTTGGTGGCATTCTTTTTTACAGGTGTACTAAAGTGGATTGTGATTTTTTCACCACTTGCGGCAATCTTTGGTATTAGCTATGTGCTAGGTAATAACCCTAGTAAAGGTGTGGCGCAGTTGTGCTTACATGGTTTTGCGGCATTGATGGGGCTGAGTTTTGCTACAATCTTTGCTGTATTCACTATGGGTAGTATTGTAAGTGCATTTATGGGTGCGGCAATCTTATTCGCTGTAATGAGTGGATATGGTTACTTTACCAAAAAGGATTTGACATCAATGGGGTCGTTTATGTTTATTGGTCTAATTGCCATTATCATTGCCAGCATTGTTAACATCTTTATTGGTAGTACTGTTATGCAGATGGTTATTAGTGCTATTGCTATCATTATCTTCTTGGGTCTTACTGCTTACGATACACAACGTATTCGCGAAATGGTTAGCGTTGATACTAGCCCAGCTGTTGAAGTTAGCGGAGCATTGAGTCTATATATGGACTTTATCAACTTGTTTATCAACTTGTTACAACTGTTTGGCGATAGAAAATGATTAGAGAATTTATCAACATTGTAGAAGGGCTTGCCATTACCGATGCCTGGTTCAAAGACGGCGGCTTTAAAACTTACAAACGTCCTGCCAAAGAACGTTATGAGATTGCTGACAAACCTGGCACTATTGATACACTCGAAGGCCCAGTTAAGTATCCTGCGGGCTACTACATCATGACTGGCCCAAAAGGTGAGCAGTATCCTATTACTCCAGAAAAGTTTGATGAACTTAAAGACGATTTGGGAGATGGTGTCTGTACACCAAAGAAGATTATCAAATGGGCCAAGTTGGCAGATCGTTCCGGAAGTGTTGACACATCATGGGGTGAGAAGTTACACTATAATCCAGACGAAGATGTTATTGTTCGTCACGGTGAAAACGACTACGGTGTAGTCAAACGAGATATATTTGCACAAACATACGAGAAAGTATAATGGCACAACACACACATTACTGGTCATGCACACCGTTCGCAGATTGGCTTCGCGGCACTAAGAAATTGAGTGCGGGTACCAGTGAAGAATGGGATGACTGGACCACTGCGGCTCAGATGAAGCACAATTTTCGTTACTGGCTAGCTGAAGAGGCCCTAGGCTACATCCAGGATTTTGTCACTTGGCCCGTTAGAAAGATCTACGATGTTAAGTATTACATCAATAACCGCTGGGTTACTCGTACTCACAGTCTTACCGCCCATGCTCGTGATATTAAGCCTGGCAATTGGTGTGATGTTGGCAATCGGTTCCTGCCATGCCTATTTAACGAGTTGGTTGATTTCGTCGAAATTGAATCCGCATGGTCGCACATCGCCTGGGGAGATAAGGAAGCTCGCGCAAAGTATGATCCTCCCTTCTATGCTTCTGGTTGGTTCCGCTGGCGTACTTGGCGTTGCCCTCAAGCAGGTATCGATCATCTTGACTGGGCAATGACTCTAACCAACACTGATTGGTGCGAGCCAGATCACCCCGAGTACGGTAAACCTACCGGACAAGCTATCCGTGCTAAAGAGATTAAAGAACTATATGTATGGTGGACCACTGTCTATCCTAATCGTCCAGATGCTCATGACGCAAGTGGATGGAGTGCTTACTGCGAAGCGGCTCGTGTAGCCAATGGCGGCAAGCTAAGTTGGCTGGGCAGTGACAAGACTCCAGAACTTCGTAAGATGGCTGACAAAGCACTTAAACTTAGCACAAAAATTGAGGCGGCCTACGATAAAGAAGATACCGAAATGATGATTCGACTTATCAAAGCTCGCGATAGCCTCTGGACTTAAATGCAATATAACAGGAATATTAAAGGCAACGGTCTTAGAAAAATAAACGGCAGATACGAATCTAGGTACTTACACGACTCTGAGTTTGTGTTTAATAAACTTAATGAGGTAAGTCCTAGTTTTTGTCTTGCTAAATGGTTTAATGTTAGCATACATTTACCTACTGGAAAAACACACAGTTGCTATCATCCAGATGCTCATACAATTCCATTAGAAGAAATTAAAATTGATGTTAGTGCATTACATAACACTAATTATAAAAAAGAGCAACGTAAATTAATGCTCGATGGTACACGCCCTAGCGAGTGCAAATTTTGTTGGCAAATTGAAGATAGTGGCGATAATTTAAGTGATCGAGCATATCGTAGCAAAGATGTCTACGAAGAAGGTCTTATAGAAGAAGCGCAAGCATTATCATTTACTGGTAATGCTAAACCTCGATATGTCGAAGTTAATTTTAATCAAGCCTGTAATTTTAAATGTAGCTATTGCAGTCCGCATTTGAGCACAGCATGGATGGATGAAATACAAAAGCATGGCGCATTTATATTAGAAGATCGATGGCATAACGATATGTCATGGATGAAGGCCAATATGCCCGACAATAGTCCATCCAATCCGTATGTTATTGCATTCTGGGAATGGTTGCCACAAATTTATCCTACACTGCAAACCTTCCGAATGACTGGTGGTGAGCCGTTGATGGACAAAAATACCTTCCGTATGTTTGATTATGTTAAAGAACATCCTAAGGAAGATTTGCATTTAAGCATCACTAGTAACTGTTGCCCGCCGGGCGATCAGTGGAACAAGTTCATGGTTAGTTTAAAAGAAATAACAGATAAAGATGCTATAGATCATTTTATGTTATTTTGTAGTTTAGACTCATGGGGCAGACAAGCAGAGTATATTCGCAACGGTATGGACTTTGATTTGTTATACAGTAATGTTACGGATTATTTAGAAAATAGCAGTAAGCACAGCATAACCTTTATTGTTACTTTTAATGCATTAAGTTATACTGGCTGGAATACATACATTGAAAACATTCTAGAATTGAGAAAACGATTTAATACCGACCGACAATTAGTATGGTTTGATGTTCCTCAACTGCATAACCCAGACTATCTTAATCCTAAATTAATTCCAGAACTAGTAGTTGAATTAGAAAAAAGTTTAGAATTTATGAAAGCTAATCCGGAAACTAGACATAATGAGTTTAAAGGTTTTAGCGATTTTGAAGTTAGTAAAATACAACGCTTAATCGATTGGATCAAATCTGAAACTGGGTTTAATCGGGCGTTAGCTATGAAGAATTTTTATTTGTTTTTTAGCCAACACGATGCACGCCGCGACACTGATTTTGTAAATACGTTTCCTGAATTATTAACATTTTGGAATGAATGCAAGGACTTAAATGGATCATAAATTACAATATATTAAACTAGTTAGAGACAAACTAAACAACGTTAGTCCTAGTTTTTGCACTATGAAATGGTTGCATCAAACACTATATCTACATACGGGTGATAATCATAGTTGTTATCATCCAAGGCCGCATCGTATTGGCTTAGACGAGATTGCAGAAAATCCGGCAGCACTACACAATACTAAACATAAAAAAGAACAACGTAAAAAGATGTTGGAAGGCGAGCGGCCGGGAGAATGTCAATACTGCTGGAACATTGAAGACTTACCAGGTGAACATATTAGCGATAGGATGATTCATAGTGCAAGCGATTACAGTGTGCCTATCATCGACGATGTTGCTAAATTACCGTGGGATCGAGATATCAATCCACGCTATTTAGAAGTTAGCTTTGGCAATAGCTGTAACTACCGTTGCGGTTACTGTTGCCCGCAGGCAAGTACTATGTGGACTGAAGAAATTAAAAAGCATGGCAACTACGATTTAACCTACAATCAGTATGGCATAGAGTTCATGAGTAATGGCTCTTACTACGGTCCTAAAGATGACAATCCTTACATCGAAGCATTTTGGAAGTGGTGGCCTAGTCTGCGTAAAGATTTGCACACACTTCGTATAACAGGTGGTGAGCCTCTAATGAATCCCGGTGCAATGCAGTTCTTTGACTTGTTAGAAACAGAACCGGCACCTAACTTAGAAATTACAATTAACAGTAATTTAGGCGTATCGTTTGCCAAAGTAGATAGTTTAATCGAGCGTGTGGGTTCATTGTTACAACAAAAGAAAATTCGTAGTTTTAGTTTTTACACTAGTATAGATAGCTGGGGCGAACAAGCAGAATATATGCGCACAGGATTAGATTGTATTCACTGGGAACGTAACATGAGGGCTGTACTTGCTACCGGCACTTCAGTTAATTTTATGTGTACATTTAATGTCCTATGCGTTACTAATTTCAAATCCTTATTAGAAAAAGTAATCGAATGGCGTAAAGAATTTGGTAAGGAAGCAATTAAATTCGATACTCCTTACTTAAAAGAACCTCCGCACTGGATGATTAACATCTTGACAGATGACTTTATTCTGCATATGGATGATACTCTTGCATTTATCAAATCTAGCGAGTGGTTAAGCGACTTAGAATACGAAAAATTCCTACGTGTAACAGATTACATGAAGGCTAAAACTATTCCTGAAGAAAAAATTCGTGCGGGTCGCCGAGATTTTTACAGTTTCTTTACCGAAAATGATAAAAGATTAAATACAAACTTGTTAAAGACATTTCCGGAATACAAAGAGTTTTACGAGCTTTGTAAACAAACATATGAAAATTATGATAACTGAAAAAAATAAACACACTTGGTGCGTAAATGCAGTCCACGGCATGAGTGGTAATAACGACGGTAGCACTAAAATGTGTTGTATGGCTCAGAGCAATTATCGCACCGGAAATAAACTTGGTAAGAAAAGCATTCTTGAAAACTTTAATAATCCAGATGCAATTGCGATACGTGAAAATTTAGATAACGGTATTAGAGATATCGGTTGTAGATTATGCTGGGAAGAAGAGGATGGCGGCCGGAAAAGCAAACGTGTCAGAGATAACGATAGGTACAATCATGAAGTATCCAACGGCTTAAGACAACCTTACCAAGGATTGGCAAAATTAGAATTAAACTTGGGCAATACATGTAATATCAAATGTAGAACTTGTCATTCTACTATTAGTTCAACGTGGATGAAAGAAGATTACGATCTAAATCATAAAACTATTACTTTTAAAGACTATAGTGCTAATATGAAACAGTATCATCAAACATATGATGAAGATAGTCCATTCTGGGAAGATTTAAAAGAAAATTTATCTACTATTAAACAATTTGATTTTTATGGTGGTGAACCATTCTTAAGTAAAAAGATGTGGGAAATACTTCGTATATGTGTTGATAAAGAATATGCAAGTGATATCGAGTTACACTATAATACTAATGGTACAACATGGCCGGCAGATGTGGAACTATTTAAAAATTTTAAATCTGTAAATTTAAGTTTTAGTATTGATGGTATAGGTGATCGATTTGAATACATGCGATCTCCGGCGGTATGGGATGAAGTTAAAGCAAACATGAGAAGTGCTGTTCTGTTTAACGACAAGCATAAAAACTTATCACTAAGCTGGTGTATAACACTTAGTAATCTAAATATATTTTATCTCCCAGAAGTTCTCGACGAGTACTATAACAATTGGAATGAGTTTGGATTTTATTTAAATTTAGTCCATGGGCCTAAACATTATAATGTTAGTATTATGCCCGATAACGTTAAGGTAAAAGTATTAGAAAAATTGGATACAATTTCAAAATCATATACCGATGCATGGTTCCATTTAGAAGGAATTATTGGATTTATTAAAAATGGAACTTTTAACAAACAAAAATGGGATCTTTTTGTTAACACAGTTAAAACACATGACGACTATCGTGAGCAAGATTACAACACTACCTTTAGAGAATTTGGAAAAATCATACATGAATCAAATAACACATTTTTGGAATAAGAATGAGCTTAGCCAGCTACACGTAGAACTTACTAATGCTTGTAATGCGGCTTGTCCTATGTGTGTTCGGTTTCATAATAATAGCCCGTTAGCACGTCCCGATCTCGAAATTGGGCAAATTACTGCTGAGAAATTTAAAAATTACTTTCCTCCAGAAATTATTAAAAAATGTAAATTAATATTATTTTGCGGTGTGCATGGTGATCCTTGTGTTGCACGAGATATGTTGGAAATTTGCGAATACATTGATTCTGTATCTTCTAACACCGCAGTTCGTGTTAATACAAACGGCGGTATGCGTAAGGCAGACTGGTGGGGTACATTAGGAAAACTATTTGCAAAACACCCAATTACTACACGAAATTATTGGGAAGTTACTTTCAGCATTGACGGGTTAGAAGATACTAACCATCTTTACAGACGTAATGTAAATTGGGGTATACTAATGGAAAATGTTGATGCTTTTATTAAAGCAGGTGGCAATGCAAGATGGGACTATTTAATTTTTAAACACAACGAACATCAAATACATGAAGCCAATACATTATCAAACACTATGGGTTTTACAGATTTTGTTCCAAAGAAATCACTTGGTGTCGATAACGGCACTAATTTAAAAGCAATGCCTGCTTTGACCAAAGATGGAGAATTAGATTACATAATCGAAGCCCCTACGGATCCTAAAAACCGAAATCTTGAAAATCCAGCTGGTACCGAGCCGTTGGTGTTTTGGAAATTTAATCCTGAAGATTATCGAAAAGATAAAGCAGAAAAAAATGTTGGGAAGAATTTCCAAGCAGAAGTTAAAACTGTGTATGAAGATAGAATTTTAAAAGAAGATAATACAAAGTATAATAATTGCAAGATTAAATGTAAGTCTAAAATGCACGACGGCGGCAAAGAAATTTTTGTAGACAATTTTGGTAGAGTTATGCCATGTTGTTATGTTGGCACACACCTTAATGGAGTATATACTGATACCAGAACTTTACAACTGCACAAACATATGAACGATTACGGTTGGGAGCATTTTAGTTTAGACAGTCATTCGTTAGCAGATATTTTAGATGGTGGGCATTTAGATCGAGTATTTGCAGATTCTTGGGATAAACAGACTGTGGAGGAAGGAAGACTCAGCTACTGCTCAGATACTTGCGGTACATTTAGTAGCATTGATCGAATTTTTTCGCATGAAATTAATAATAAAACAAATAAAGGGCCATGCGTTGTTTAAATTAAACCAAATACATCGATTAGTTGCTTATGGATGCAGTTATACTCAAGGAGCTGAATTAGCCGATGCTGATTTTATTCCTGGATTAACTATAGATCAAATAAATTCAGAGAAAAATTTGTTAGGAAATCCTGGGTTTTATAACAAATATCTTGGCTCATGGTTCGACGATACTCGAGGCGCAACTATTAGAGAAAAAGAAATTTTAAGAGCGTGGCCTTCAAAACTAATTAAAGAGCTTGGTGTGCAATGGTCGTATTTGAATAGAGCAAGACCTGGGTCGTCGATGCAGGAAATAGTATTTACATTAGAAAAAGATCTATATAACGGTGTTATTGGAGATAACGATTTAATTATTATTGGTATAACAAGTCCGTTACGAGTTTTAAAATTTAATGACCGAGGCGACCCTCAGAGTTTAGTCTGTACAGATTTAGATAGTCGATGGCACAGTCCAGCTATGCGTGAATTATTCATTCAGCAATTTGTTAATAAATATTGGGAATTATATCATTGGTATCAAAGTATTAACTATATTGATCTGTTATCTGAAAAATTTAATAATCGAATTTTACAACAATATTTGCATCTTACCTATACTCAGCATACCAGTAATACAGAATTAAAAACAGAATTTTTAAAAATTACTAACAATCTAGAAAATTGTAATTCAATAGTAGATTCCAACTTATCGTTTTATACTACAGATGGTGGATGGGATAATACTTGTACTCATGGATTTCATCATCCATATGAAAGTGTACATGCTAGTCTTGCAAAACGACTAGCTATAAAAATTAAAGAGAAATACGCATGAAACAAGAAACATTTTGTAGTTTGCCATTTTCAGAAATATTCTTAGGAGCAGATGGCGGTATTAAACCATGTTGTAGTATGAGGGGAGACCTTGGCAATATTAATCAATCTACGTTAGTTGATATCTTAAACGGTACAATTGCGCAAAGTGTCAAAACATCAATAATTAACGGTGAGTGGCATCCAAACTGTAGCCAATGCCAAGAATTAGAATCTCTTGGCGGTAGGACTGAAAGACAAGGTACACTAATAGATTTTGATAGATTCAAGAATTATGCAGCCACCGATTTTACTTTAGAAAAACTTGATCTTCGTTGGAGCAATACTTGCAATTTAAGTTGTAACTATTGCTACGAATACTTTAGCAGTCAGTGGGCAAACATCAAAGGAATTAAGGTTAATGCCAACAAACCGTCTGCTGAAGATTCTATTTTTTCATTTATCAAAAATAATAAAGACAAGATTAGCAATATCAATTTACTCGGTGGTGAACCATTATTACAAAAACCCAACATAAAATTATTGAATCTTGTTCCAGATTCCTATTACTATATCTTAACTAATTTATCAACTGAGATAGAAGGAAACAAACTAGCAGAACAATTATTAGCTAATCCAAAAGTTTCTTGGGGAATTAGTTTTGAAACAGTTGGTGACCGATTTGAATACGTTCGTAATGGTGCTGACTGGAACAGACTTGTGCATAATTTGAGATTATTAAACCATCACAAGGTTCCAAACATAGATGTACATCCGTTGTATTGCATATATTCAGCTTTTAATTTATGCGAGTTTTACGAATTCCTAGAAGGTGAGGGGTATTTTAATAACATATACTGGCAACTATTACAAAATATAAAGGGGTTAGATGTATTTAGGTCTCCTAAATCTTTAAAAATCAAAGCAGTTGCTGAATTAGAATTGTGTATTTCTCGTTATGAAGATAAATTCAATATGGACCTATTAAAAAATATCCATAAAAAAGTAGTTGCTAGTCTTAGCGATCAGCAAGAATATACAACTATAGAACATGCAAAGTGGTTAGATGAGTTGAACGGACAAATACCAAACAAAAAATCCGCATTCATTGAACTATGGCCTAGCATATATCAAGAAATTATAAATTTACAATACAACAATGATAAAGTATGATTCGCAAATAAACGGCCTTGGATCGACTATAGGCTGGATGTCATTTTTATTACATGCTAATACTCCGGTAACAATTCAAGCGAGTCCTGATCAAATAGATCAAGTTGATGTGGTTAATCGATTAAAGAAAATATTTGATATTTCAGACTCTAAGATTTTATTGGAAATTGATAATAGTTTGACTAACATGAAAGAATTAGATAGACCCGGCGACATGTCTAAATTATTTGCACCGTACATAAAATATTTAAGGTATGTGCCGACTGAAAAAAAACCGTGTATTGGGTTTGCATGTTCTAATAAATCTGAAGATATTTTTACAAAGGATCAATTTAGTAATATTAATCCCAAAGTATTTCCTTATAATAAGTACTATACAATCGAAGATAATGCCAAAATATTTGAGCTGATTAAACGTGCAGGGTATGACGTAATAACTTTTGATCATTTAGATTTTGGCATCGAACAAAAAATTACAACAATGGCAAACTTATGCGATGCTGTAATTGGGTACGAAGGTGGGGTATGTCACATTGCTCATACATTAAGGATACCGACTATTATTTTACCATGGCACTGTACTACGGACGGCATGAAACCGGCGAATCACTGGCTATCGTTAGTTACTCAGCTATTACACTTAGATGAAAACACATTTTTTTTAAATAATATATCTGAGATTTCAAATTGGAGTCCTAATGATTTAATTAGCAAGATACATGAACTTAAAGAAGGACATGGTAATAATAGTTTTTTAAATCCAAACTCTTGTGTTAGAATGTCGGCAGATCTTTCAACACTATATTTTAATAATTTTGAGTTTCCAAATTTATTATCATCCCACGAGAAAGATTTTGTAGGGAAATACTACGATAGTTTAAAACTAGGCGGAATAAAGGAAATAGAATTTATATGATATTACATTCATTTGGGGATAGTTTTGTGATGGGAGACCAAGATGACTTTTGGCACGAATTTCCGGCACATAACAAACCTAATCATAATTTTACAGACTATAGTGAACATGTAAAATACTTAAAAGCAAATGTTAGTTTTCCATCTGTCATAGGTAAAGAATTAGACATTCAATCATTTAATCATGCTGAGCGTGGTAGCGGTAATTATCCACAACTAGATAAACTATGGATAGCATTGACCAATAAGAAAATTAATTCAGACGATTTAGTACTATTTGGAATTACTACTGGATGCAGAGACCGGCCGTTTTTGTTTGACGTACCGCGTGTTCTTGGAACAATTCCATGCGGTGAGTGTATGGTCGATAGAGATCTAATTAACAGCAATAATCATGGTCTTATATACCAAATGGATCATTTTTATATCCATAGCATACTGGCACAACTGAGTAAAACATTTAACGTTAAAATTATTAAAATTAATCTTTTCGACAATCCGTTGGATGAGTTTGACGATAATATCGCCAATTTGTTTAAATTTGATAATTTTATCGGCGCAGGCGTTCGAGGCAATACCTTAATTGACATTTTGAATGATACGTGGGGGCAAGGTATAAGACATCCATACCATGATCGATTGGTAGTTCCGCTGGGCTACGAGCACTTGTATAGTGCCAAAAAACATCCAAGTATTGCAGGTCACCAAAAAATAGCTAAATGGTTACTGGATAATGTTGCGGAATTACAACAATTAAAAAACCGTTGACATCATAAGAGCTCGATGCTATAATATATACATTGTTAAACGAACAGGAGCAGAAATGGCTACAGTAGCAGGCATTAAAATTAAACCTAAGGCAAAAAAAGAGTCCAAGCGCATTACCAGTGTAAGTATTCGCCAAAACGCCAAAAAGGATCACAGCCCAGTGTGGACTGATGTGGACACAATGAGCGCGGATAAGTTTCTGCGACACTGGCACATTGCTATGGAATACTATCGATTGGAGTTTAGCGGTAAAGATTTAAAGCCTGCTGTGCTTAAATGGATGGCCGCTAACGATTGCGCCAAAGAAGATATTGCGGCGTTCAAGCGAACTAAAGATACACGATGTAACATTACAATGGGAGCCATTGCTTCCTGTCTGCTTCGAGGAATGCCTGCGATTCGAGCAGATTTTAATGAAGGCAGAAGTTCTGCACTTTGGTTGACTAAGGCTATCTCGCAAGTAATAGGAGAAGGCACCCATGACATCGACGACGAAGCTGTCGCTGAGGTTAAATCCACTGTTCCTGTGATTACTATTCAGGAACGAGTACGCGATGCCGCATACGCAATGACTGAAGAAATTGAAGATGCCATTGAAGGCTTCCAAGCTGATCCTGAAAACTTTGACCCAAAAGCATTTAAGATGCTTAACTTGTTAAAAGGTAAAGAAGTCAAAGCCGCTCATGCACGTATTATTAAAAACTTGTATGCAAGACAACTGGCTGAACTCGAAGAACTTGCTAGCGGTAAAGCAGACGAACAGTTGAAAGAGGGCTATAGTCATCGTAGCAAAAAGCAGATTAAGAACTTGATTGCATTCTATCAAGAAATTGCCAGTGCTTGCGATATGTTAGCGCAAGAAGCTAAAGTAAATCGGGCGCCTCGTAAAACTAAAGAAGTTAGCAAGGAAAAACTTGTTGCTAAACTCAAGTTTATGAAGAGCAATGAACCTTTGAAACTAGTGTCTGTTAACCCAGTAGACATTATTGGTGCTGGCGAACTGTGGATCTTTAACACTAAGAGCCGCAAGTTGGGCAAGTATGTTGCCGCAGAGTTCCAAACATTAGGAGTAAAAGGCACTACAATTACAGGGTTTAATGAACATACTAGTATTCAAAAGACTATTCGTAAGCCCGAAGAAAAGCTCAAAGAGTTCAAAGCCGCAGGTAAGATCCAACTACGCAAGTTCATGGATGATATCAACGCTACAGATACTAAAATGAATGGGCGCATTAACGAAGAAACCATTCTACTTAGGGTGGCATAATTTGGTAGTTTATTGATGGAGTCTCTGATAAATATTAGATAAAGAGACTCCATTATGACAACACAACAATTAACCGTACGAAACGATAGATTATGGGCAGATAGCAACCTAGATCTGTCTGCCGACCATGTTTACAAAATTGATAATACACCCGTGTTATCAGCTACTGAACTTGGCCTTACTGTTATCAAAAGCAATCTAAGAGAAATTGGTACTCTTAAAAGCCTAGAAGTATCGGGCACCACAACTTTAGCAGAATTTGCACATTTTAACAGTGCAAACGGACGATTGGGTCTTGGAACCGTAGATGCCAATGCTAGCATCAGTATCCTTGACAATGACGTTGAAATTGCTATTGGCAGTCCAGAGCCAGGCATTGCACATTTTGGAACGTATTCCACTAGCGATGTTGCTATCATTTCTGACAATATTCCTCGAATACTTGTAAAAAGCAACGGCGAAGTAATCATTGGCAGTGAAGCAGGAAAAACTGGCGTGTTGCGGGTGCATGGTTCATTGCACGTTGACAATTTTGTTTCAGATACACGTATCGAACGTAACAGCCCATTAGAATTTAAAGCCAACAGAGATGGCAGTATTTACGGATTGGGATTGGTTTGGTCTGCAGACCGCATTACTCGTCAGCTGATCATGCGAGATGGCCCTGATAGATTATGGGCCAGCACATCAATCGATATTGACGAACATCAGTCATACTATATAAATGGTAGATCGGTATTAAGTGCAACTGATTTAGGCACTAGTGTTGTCAACAGCAATTTAATTACAGTAGGGCCGTTACAGTCGTTAACTGTTACCGGGCCTGTTGAAATACAAGGCGATCTGGCAGCTAGTCAAAGTAATGCTAGCTTTAAATCCGTATTCATTAACAATGGTATCGAAAGTTTATCAGTAACTGCACACGGTATTAACAGTAATAAACATCATAAAATTTCCGTTAATGAAGAAGATGTGTTCTATGGCAGCAATGATGAAATCATCATTGGAAATTCAAACTTTGGACGTAGACCTGTCAAAGTGTTTGGGCCAATTGTCACAACCTCAGACTTAACAGTTAACGGTGCAGTTACTTTAAACAATAAGAAATTTATCAAAGGCGATCAAGTTCCAACAGAAGGACAATTCAACAAGGGCGATATTCAATGGAATGAGAACCCAGTTGAGAGTGGTTATGTTGGTTGGGTATGTATTGCATCCGGAACTCCTGGACAGTGGTTACCATTTGGTGCTATTGCTCGCCAATAAACTTGACCTTGCGCTATAAAAGCGTATAATTATATTATGCGGACTTAGACGCTCATCCCGCAATATAAACTCTGCGTGTCATTGTTAACAAGGAAAAACAACAATGGCAACTCTACAACCAGTAGCATACAAATATACTAGCACTAAAGAATACATCGACGCATTTCCGTGCGCTTATCGTCAATGGCGAGCTGACTCGCATTGTAATTTAAATCACGGTTACAGTTTTTCAATGAAGTTCTATTTTGGTACAAACGACTTAGATGTCCGTAATTGGGCTGCCGATTATGGTGGTTTGAAAGAATTGAAGAAGCTTCTCGAAAGTCAATTCGATCATACAACATTAGTAGCAGAAGACGATCCAGAACTTGAGTTCTATAAAGAAATGGAACGTCGCAAACTAGCAAAACTAACCATCCTTCCTAAATTAGGTTGCGAAGGATTAGCCGATCAACTTTACAAATACGTTAACGGTGTCTACATTCCAGAGATGTGGGGAACAGGAGAAGCTAAACGATTATGGTGCTATCGCGTAGAAGTACGTGAAACACAAGCTAATATGGCTTATCGTGAAGGACATCGTGAATGGAATGAGGACTTATTCGCATAATGGCAAAATACATTTCAACAAAAACATACGGTAACGACCGCGGACTTTCATGCTGTTTTAGACAGTGGAGAAGTACACATTCACATTGCTCATTACTACACGGATACTCAATCGGTATCAAATTAATTTTTGAATCAGAAACACTAGACGACCGCAATTGGGTCATGGACTTTGGTGGACTCAAAGCATTTAAAGAGTGGAGTGAATATATGTTTGATCACACACTAGTGATTGCACATGATGATCCTCATTTAGAAAAATTCCAAGCACTTGCTAGTTTAGGATTGCAGGCTCAAGGCGGTGTATGCGATATTCGTATTGTAGAAGCTGTTGGTTGTGAAAAGTTCAGTGAAACAGCTTTTATGAAAATGAAAGACATACTTGAAACTTTCCAACAAGGAAAAGCATACACATTAGAAAACGGTAAGACATTTGAGTGCCGCTATCCTGTAGGACAAGGCGTTAAACTTCGTTCAGTAGAAGTATTCGAGCACAACGCTAACTCGGCATCTTATGAGGTTTAATGAAACAACTTTGGCGGTTATGGGCTAAAGCACTGGGTGAAAAGTCAGGTAGTTCGGACGAGGAATCGGACCGAATTGCTTGCGTTCGTACTGTAATTGTGTTAATATATGTTATTACTAACTTCTTTATAATTGCAGGTGTTATACGACACTGGTGAAAGGCACAAATGGGCAAAATAGGCTTCGCATGTAAATGGATCGATCATGCAGATCAAGTAAACGGCATTAAAAAAGATGATGATGCTAAACAATACAACACCGGTACAACTACCATAAGTTGGTTAAATAGACAGAGCAAGGATATTGCAGAACAACGGCTCTGGGACTTAATGGTCCAAAACATTACGGCTACACAAAAACTTGTAGACCGTGTAGGAGAACTAGATGAAAATCTTAGGATGGTTCGCATTAGTAGCGACATTCTTCCTGCTTATACCCAGCCTGATTGGAGTTATTTTTGGCGCAGGCCTGACGTTATTAGCTATCTTGAGCGCAATTTTATCCTTATTGGTAATAGTGCTCGTGCAAGCAATACCCGTCTTTCTATGCATCCTGGCCAGTTTGTTGTTCTTGCTAGTATTAACGAAGGCATTGTTGGAAGAAGTATAGATGAATTCGAATACCATGCGGATATGGCCCGTTACATGGGCTACGGTAAGACTTTTCAAGATTTTAAAATCAACGTCCACATCTCCGGTAAACAAGGTCCCGAAGGTATTCGGCGTGCCCATGGCAGACTTAGTCCCGAAGCCCGGAATTGTATTACAATCGAAAATGAAGAAAACTCATGGGGTCTAGATGACTGTTTATCTATTAGCGATGTCGTTCCTATTGTGCTCGATATACACCATCATTGGATTCGTGAAGGGGAATATATCTTTTCGACAGACGATCGTGTTAAACGTGTCGTGGATAGTTGGCGTGGTGTGCGCCCTACTATGCATTATTCAGTTAGTCGTGAAGATTATCTCGTGGAGCATGACAACCTTGTCGCTCCTGTTCACAGCCAACTACTTCTAGATGGCTATAAGAAACAAAAGCTGAGGGCACACAGTGACTTTTATTGGAATCAAAAAACAAACGAATGGGCAATAACTTTTCTAAAACAGTTCGACATGATGTGCGAAAGCAAGGGCAAAAATCTAGCCAGCATGGAACTGTACAATCAAACCAAAAGCTATCTCGAGAACAACTGATACATAGGTTGGAAACTCTTAAGGAAGAGCTAGAAGAAAATCCTAATTTAAGCGATCAGCGTCGAGCTAAAATCCAAGAGGACATGTCTCGATATGCTGATCAATTAAACAAGTTTTAAGGGCTTAATGCCCTTAAATTATTTTACTACTTTAGGTACTTTTGGAGCACGTGGCTTTTTAGCGGCCGGGGCTTTCTTAGCCACAGTTTTCTTTGCCGCCGGGACTTTCTTAACAGCAGGTGCAATCGATTCCACTACTGCTTGTGTAGCTTGTTCTACAACAGGAGTTGGAGCAACTGGCGCTTCGACTTTATATGGTACTTCTGCTACTACTTCAGCAGGTTTGCCTGTAAAAAACTCTTTAATTTTATTGAACATGTTATGTTCCTCCTTGTGGTTTATTTATACTGATAAATATCATTATGTATAACTTTATTCGTCACATTACGCTCAACGAAGGCAACACTCCTAAAACCTTAACTCAGGCTGTTCTGCCCTATAAGAAGGACGATTTAGAACCAGCAATTTCGGAAGATACTATTAATTATCATTATGGTAAGTTGTATAAAACCTATGTAGAGCGTTTTAACAACGGTGAAGGCGATGCAGACTTCAACGAAGCGGGTGCGTTTTTACACCATTTATTGTTCACACAATATCAAGCGCCACAGACATCCAATGCTCCTACAAACATTGCTGAAAACTTTATCAACAAATACTTTAAGAGTTTTGATAATTTTAAAGATGCTTTTCAAAAAGAAGCAATGAAAATACAAGGTAGCGGGTGGGTATATTTGTCAACTGATGGCAGTATTAAAACTATCAAAAATCATCAAATAAAAATGGACATTGTATTCATTGTTGACTGGTGGGAGCATGCCTTTCAATTTGATTACGGTAGTGATAAAAAATCATACCTCAACAATCAGTGGAAAATTATCAACTGGAACATTGTTAGTTCTAGAATTGGTAACAGACAACTTGTATCGGAGGCTAAGTTTTCTAAGGTAGTCATCGTGGGAGACAGTATTGCACTTGGACTTAGTAGATCGTTTCCTACAGCACAAGTGGATGCCGTAGTTGGTCGCAGTACCAACGCAATTTTATCAGCAGTTGCCGGCAATAAAAGTATTCAAGGTGCAGATTTAGCAATAGTCAGTGCTGGCACAAATGATTACCCGTTGGCCAATGGTGGCAAAAATAAAAATCCAGCGGCTACTATTGCTAACATAGAAAGTATTAGATCTTTGTTAAAAGCTAAACAATACATATGGGTTTTGCCGTTTAACAGAAGTGCCGCTAACGATGTTAGATCTAGCATTGGCGGAGATGCTAGCATTGATTTAGGCGAAGTATCAACCACTCAAGATAAACTTCATCCTACAAATTATGGTTCTGTAGCTAGCGAAATCAAAGCTAGAATTGGTCTAAGGTCTTAAGACTACTTACGGGCATATCCCATACCTTACGTGCTTCCACACCCTTTAGCTGTGCAAATTTCTTAGGGTCACAATCTCCACATACGTGATAGAAATTGTTGTTTAATCGTTTAGGGTCCATTGATCCCTTTTCTCGATTAAACACTCCTTGGCAACAATCGCACTTAAACAATACTACGGTTATCTTACGGCTGTAAGAATGGGTCTTGCCCTTCTTACTGGTGCGTATGTGCTGGTTTATTCTAAATTCTGTTCCAATATACATAACTGTATTTACATTAAGGTTATAAAATCCTTTGATAAATATTCAATCAAGGACAAATATGATTACTATTTCAGACTCAGCAAAAACAAAAATTAAAGATTTACTACTCGAAGAAAATAATCCCAAACTAGCTTTACGTACATTTGTACAGGGTGGAGGTTGTAGTGGGTTCAGCTACGGCTTCACTTTTGACGAAGAAGTCAATGAAGACGATTTTGAAGTTCCATTAGACGAATTCAAAGTCCTTGTGGATGCAATGAGTATGCAATATCTACAAGGTGCAGAAATAGATTATAAAGAAGATTTACAGGGCAGTTCATTCAGCATAAAGAATCCCAACGCACAGTCAACATGTGGCTGCGGTTCTAGCTTTGGAGTTTAATAAATGACACAACAACTAATCGATATTGGCGTACAAGGTAATGACGGAACAGGCGATAGTATTCGCGAATCTTTCCGTAAGGTTAATGAAAACTTTAACGAAATCTACTCCGTTTTTGGGCTTGGCGGAACTATTAGATTTACAGACTTAGGCGATACACCTGCCAGTTATACTGCTAATCAAGTTATCATGAGTGATACTACTGGGACAAGTCTAACTGCTAGAGATTTGATTGCTGGTGCTGGAATTGCAATTAATAAGACTAGTAATACCACTGTAACTATTACATCAACTACTACAGGATTAATTGGGGATAATGCGCCTAGTTTAGGGTTGAGTTTAAATGCAAATAATTTTACAATTGCTCGTCTTGCAAATCCTAGTCAATCGTTAGTTGATGCATTTAACGCATCCTATGCCAATTTAGGAGTATCAACTACACTTGCACAATTGGCTATCAACAAAGGATATGCCGATAGTAATTATGTTGCTGTCTCGAATGGATATATTGTCAACGCATTAAAAACACGCGACGAGCCAGCCATTCCAGAAATTAATGATCCAGATTATGATGCAACTTTGACTGGCAACTATGTTTCTACCGAAGTAATGCAACGTAAAGATACAGTATATCGTGGTGGAGATACCATGACTGGTGCATTAACATTGAACGACCATCCGGCTCCGTTGACTGGATTTGGTACTCCCAACGGTGCTACTGATTTGCAAGCCGCTACCAAATACTACGTTGATAACAACAGCTATTCTAGCAATGTTAATTTATATGTGTCAACAGCTAGCGGAGATGATCAACAAACAAAAAGTCCTGAAGGAAAGGAAGGTCGATTTTGGCAGTATGCTTATAAAACAGTTGGGCAAGCCGCATTGGCTGCTGAGAATTTAATTAATTTAGCAAGTCTTGAGCCAGGCCCATATAAGCAAAAAATTGCATACACTGTTGGCGTAAATCAATCATTCAGCACAATTCAAAGTGTAACATTGAGTGGTGGCAACTCAGGAGTTAGCGGTTATGAACACGCAAGCCAACTGTTAAGTCTTAACAAAGGATTTATACAAAGTGAAACTATTGCATATCTTAATAAAAAATATGTAAACTATATTCCAATCGACAATGCTCGATATAATACAATTATTGGTAATATAGTAGACGGTATCGGTTATGATTTAGTATTAAACACCAACTATAATAGTATAACTCAAGCTTCAAAATTATTTAATCCAACAAACCTAGATTTAGTTACGGAACAATTGACACAACTAATAGACGGTATAGAGTATGCTAAAAGTATAATTTTAGCTTATAGCTATAGCACAGTTAACGCACAAAATTATATCGGCGTAGTTATAGATGCGCTTTGTTATGATTTAGTATTTCAAGGTTCATTCCAAAGTATTCAAATAGCACTAGCGTTTGAACAATATAATACCGGACTTGACCTGGAAGAAATCAAAGCTACTTTATTAAATTTAGGAACTACTTTAACAGCAATCGCTTCAGTCGCGGTATCACCAAATGCTGTTTCCTCGATTAACAACAATATCACCATTATTAACAACTTGTTAACAACTGGCGTTATTCCAACTGTATCATTTCCATCGATTCAAACTACCGCTAACGGCTTAAAGAGCGCACGAGATTTGTTGTTGGATAACGTACCATTTATTCAAGCGGAGATTACTGCTTACTTAAGAGCAAACTTTCCTACAGTATTATACAATGTAGAAACAAATAGACGCAATGTCGAATACATAGTTTGGAGTTTAATATATGATTTAATGTACGGCGGCAATCAACAAAGTGTTTATGCTGGATTACAATATTGGCAAGGCGGGGTTTATCAATTACTGGCTTCTGAGAAAGAAGCTAATGTTGCAGCCATTGGTTATATCAATACCTTAGCACAAGCTATTATTACTAATACTGCTCCTGCAACTGTATATCAAACCAGTTTTAGACAATACACAAACGAAACTATTACAGGCGGCGCGGCGGCGGCAACTAGCATTTCAACAAACATAGCCTCCATAGTAAGTATTGTTAATGCGGTTAGTTTACCTACTCCTACTATAGTTGACCCTACAATTAGTTCTGTGTCTTCTGTATTGTTAACAGCAAGAACTGACATACTAGCTCAGCAATCAGCGTTAAAGACAGCGGCAACAACATACATTAACTCTAATACAAGTTTTTCTGTTATCAACAACGAAATCATAAATGGTATTATTACCACTAATTTCGATACTATAACAAATATATTAACATTGGGAATTAGTACAAGATCTGTTCCTACTTATGTTAGCCCGACTGGGTTAAGTACAGGTTTTACGTATGCTAGACAAGCACTACTGGCTAACATTAACTTCCTAGTGGAAGAAACTTATGCGTGGCAACTAGCACAAACTCCTACTTTTGTTCCTGCTGAAGGAGTTGCAGGTTTTAAACGTAGACTGGGATATTTTATAGAAGCAGTTGCGTACGATATTACTTACGGTGGAAATTCAGGTAGTTTACCAACCGGTTACGAATATTGGATTAACGGAGTATCGACATTATCAAGTAGCGAACGGGCCATTTATGTACAATCAATCAGCCGATTACAAAATATAGCATCGTTGGCCAGCTCGAATTCAATAGTGTCTCCGACATTCCAAGGCGTTGTTACTCAAACATTTAATATTTTGTGGGCAGGTGGAAGTGCGGCCCAATCAACTATTAATGAAAGATTTTCAAACATTTCAACAATTATACAAAATAACACATCATTGGTATACGTATATCCAAATTTAGATGCATACGATAGCGTATACAGAGCCGCAAGAATAACGATTATTGGTAATAGATTGTCAATATCAACTGATGTAGTTAATTATCTAACTGCAAAATATAAAGGCGGATTTAGTTATAACGAAACAACTTGTTATAGAGATATTGGTTATATCATCGAAGGTATGCGTATTGATTTGTTAACTGGTGGAAATTATCAAACTGTTACTGCTGGTAAGAGTTATTACAAAAGTGCCAGTGCTAGGCTGGCTATTACAACACAGTTGACAGAAACCGTCGACGGTATTACATTTGCTAAAAATTTAGCGTTACAGGTTTTAAATCAAACTACAGCTACTCGATTCCAAACATTAGTTTCACAAGTATTCAACGGGACGTTAACTGCATCAACTGCCGCGAAGACTACACTTACTAATAACATGAATACCATCCTTAGTATTATTGCTAACGGATATGGTTCAGCTCCTGCGGCTAGTTTTGGTACTGGAATATATAATGTTGTCTTTAGCAATGGCGGTAACGGTTATGTAGACCAAGGATCGCCAGGAAGTGTTCATATTATTCCTGCTAAAATATTATTAGGCAGTACATCAGGTGCGGCCGGTAGTATTGTAAAATATCATCCAGGTAGTGGTGCTAGTGTAGATTCTATTCAACTTAGATTAACTCAGCCAGGCTTCTTCCAAGTGGGAGAAGAAATGGAGTTTGGCGAGACTGTTAAAGATCTTAATATTACTATTTTTGTGGAAAGTGGTATCTATCGAGAGGACTATCCGATACGACTGCCCGCTAACTGTAGCATCAAAGGTGATGAATTCCGTAGAACAATTATTCGACCATTAGATAGAGTTAGTCAAAGTCCTTGGAGGAAAATCTTCTTCTATAGAGATGCAGTTATCGATGGATTGCAAATTGGTTTAACAAATACATCCGTTGACTATGCGCCGGCGGCAAGTATTACCCTAGGCGGTACTACCAATAAAATTGTTATTACTCTGGGTAGTGGCCAAGCACAGGCTAGTTGGATTGGAAAAATTATTCAAGACAACAATGTTCCGGCCGGTAAAGCGGTAGTCGAAACAGTAGCAGGCAATACTATGAACTGCGGAGTTATCTATCCGTTTGCTACTAGAACAACATATGCATCGGGCAACTGGCATATTTACGGAACTTATAACTACGGAAGACACTACTTAACTAATCCGTTAGATATTACAAGCAATGCAAAAAATAATCGAGACATAGACGTTATGCTATGCGGTGACGCTACTAGGATCAGTAATATTACGTTCCAAGGCCACGGTGGGTTTGCTATGGTACTTGATCCAGAAGGTCAAATTAAAACTAAATCACCATACGGTCAAGTTTGTACAAGTTTTAGCCAGTCAGTGAACAAACAAGCATTCCGGGGTGGACAATTTGTCGACGGATTTGCCGGAAGACTATTTGGTACTATTACTAATGTAGCTGAGGCGGGTATCACTGTTACGGTCACCGGTAGTGTTAATAGTGGGTTAGATATTCGACCACCGCAAGCACCATGTGTATTCTACGTTCAAGGAAATCGATTCCAAGTTAATGATATTGTCAGTTTTGATCCAGCCACATATACAGTTGTATTAACCTTAGATGTATCAACACCGTTTAATACAGTTAACATTTATAATACTGCTAATTTCTCTACTGAGGTAGGTCTGCGTATTGACGAGTTGACTACTGATCTAGTACTGGGTTCAAACTTTCAAAGTATCAAAGCAGGATTATATTATCTACAAACTGCAAATGTTGTGGTTGGTATACAACAAATATATCGAATAGCCGGATTAAACAAAACTCGAGAGTTAATGAACGCGGCTATTTCTAACGGAGCTTCACGAGATATTATAACAAGTCAGATGATCACAATCACTGACATGGTAACTAATGGATTTGCGGCATTGCCTAGTGCAACATTCCCTGAGCCGGCGGGCGTAGCTACAAACGTATCACGTGCAAAAAATATATTAATTGCCAATAAACAATTTATTCGATCCGAACTAGTTGCGTGGGTTGCACAAAATTTTGCAACTAGAGGATATCCTGGATATAATGCATTTATCTTAAGTCAACGTATGGGATACTTGATCGATGCGATGACCTACGATTTATTATACGGTGGTAACAGTTCAACTAGAGACATTGTACAACTATATTATAGTAATAATATTACTCAGATTCAAGGTTTAGAATATTTGTATGCAAGCACAATTTCTAGACTTATATCTTTAGTAAAATCTGTAGTAGAAAATATTGTTATAACCCCAACTGTTGGAAACGTATCTCTACAAGTTACTAATTTACCTGCGGCTACTTCGGCACAAGGAATAATATTAGCTAATTTGGCTAGTTTAGCAATCGACTATGTTGTAGATGGTAATTTTAATAATGCCATTATCGGTACCATCACTAGCGGAAGTCCTAACATAACTAACGTATCGTACAATCCTGCTTTATTAAATGGAGTAACGATTGCCAGTGCAGTCAATGCGGGAGTACCTTTAGGAACAACTATTATTTCCTACGACCCAGTGACTAACATTGTTGTTATGAGCGCAAACGCAACTCTTACCAGCACCAATTTAAAACTAATAGTGGGAGGTACTGTACCAAGTAGAATCACTCCTACCTTAACTGGACAAAATGCACAACGTATAGCTGATGCTGGTACTATTGTTTCTGCAAAAACTTCCATACAGACTGGAGTTATTAGTTTCTTAAATGCGGGTGGCGGCACAGCCATTAACATCGAGATGGGTGGTAACCGTAGTATGTTAGCCAATGACTTTGCTATGATTAACGACTTAGGCTATGCTATTGTAGCTACCAACGGTGGAGTGACGGAACAAGTTTCAACATTTACATATTATTGTCATACTCACTACTGGGCCAACAACGGCGGACAAATTCGTTCAGTAGCAGGATCGAATGCACATGGTAATTTTGGTTTAAGATCCAGCGGTTATGATGTAACAGAATTGCCGGATGCTGTAAAATTAGCTGATGATATGGTGCAGACAGCACTGGTATATAAGCAAGGATTAGTCTCTGGACAAATGGTTCCAACTATCTCTACTCAAGCGTTGGGAATTTGGATTATTGGTTATACATATAATCCGCCAAATAATGCAGAACTTGAGATAGATCACTCTGCGCAAGGCGGCCCCGTTTATCGATATCTTATCAGTACTGTCGAACATACTACCATTACTGTTAATGGACAAAATGTACTTAAATTAAATTTATCAACTGCTGGCACAAACAGTACCATCACAACCGGATTGCAGTATGCGTTATACGATGGTCAGATGGTGACTATTCGTGTTAATCAAAATATTAAATTTAATAATATTGATAACGTTAAACCAACAAGACCAAGTACTGCGGTTCAGTACAGTGAAAACTTAGGTGACATTTATAGAATTATTGCTTATAATTTAGTAGAGTCAACAGGAGAATTATTGCCGGCAAACGTTGCTATTTTACAAAGTGATGCATCATTCAATTACTATAAACTTACAACTGACGGTACAAGTATTACTCAGGTGGATCCTGGTGATCCTACTAAAACACAAGGTAGTAAGGTTGGCGATAATAAAATTGCCATATTGCAAATCAGTCAACAAAGTCAAATTGACCAATTAAATAAAGGAATTTTCTTACTAGGATGGAACGGTAGAGTACATCGTATCACTGGGTATACTCCTCCGTTGTTTATTGCCACTGGAGCATTTAACAGCTATAATGATGGAACACTTACACTAGTTGTGACCAACGTAGCGGGTTCCATCGATATCGGCGACGTAATAACTGGAACAGGATTTACCAGCGGCCAGACTGTTGCAAATGTCGTACTTACAGGAACTAGTACTATAACTGCAACAATCACTTTGAGTGCATTGGCAGATACAACACCTGCAGGTACTATTACATTTGGTGTTAACAAAAACGGATACTTGAGTATAGATCCAAATTCTGTTCTTAATAATTCAGCTGATGGTACCGGCATTGCTTCGATGAATTATTTCTCCAAAACTAGCGGCCCAACTGGTACAACTTACACTCAGGTAAATGTTGACGTTCCATTTACTACCACACTACCAGTTGTAGACAGTTATTTAACAGTTGCAAATCAAGGAAATACTGCATACAATGGAACATATCAAGTTCTATCAGTTACAAGTAAAACACAAATTAGTATTGCCAGCACTAGTGCATTATCAGTAGGAATGGTTATTGCCAGTTCAGCGGCTGGCGCATATATTCCGAGCACTTGTGTAATCCAAAGTATTGACAGTCTAACTGCATTTACAGTCAGTCCAGCGGCATGGATTCCAGCAGGAACAAGTATTGTTTCAACTCTGGTTGCTTACTTGTCAGGTATAACTCTTAGTAATCCTGGTACTAATTATACGATAGTTCCTCAAATCACAGTGTCAGGAGGCGGCGCATTAGTGCAGGCCATTGTCACATGTGTTGTTGCCAACGGCAGTATACAAGCAGTAAACATTATTAGTCCAGGTTATGGATACAGCAGTCTTCCTAACATTACTGTCAGTTACGGCGATGCTGTGTTAATCCCAATTCTTTCAGAATCTCCACAAATTAATTCTACAGTAACATCGGGCATTATAACAACTAGGTTAGGATTAATTTATCCTAGCGACCCTGGAGTCTTTACAGTCGGCACTGTTAGAACTGTTAGTGCATTTTCTAGCATTACTGGCAGTGGTCCTTATATAGTTAATTTAACAATAGATAGTGGTGCAGTACCTGCCGCAGGCACTTGGTACCAAGTTAGTGGTAATACAAATGCTTTATATAATGGGTTTTATAAAGTCGATGCCACAGGATCAACAACAACCAATATTGCATTAATTTATAATTATAATCCAGGAACTTGGAGCAGTGATACACCAACAACAGTAACATTATCAATAACCAATGCCACTAGTACGCAATTAGGTATCAGTAAGCCATTTAGTTCAAGCACTGCTGTAACCTTACGAGCAGGATATCCTGCAGAGTCAGGAGCGCAAGTCACTACACGTATTAGTACTTGCCGAGTCACAGGTCATGATTTGTTAGACATTGGCACTGGTAGTTATAATACAACTAACTGGCCAACTGTAATTTATGGTAACCCAGCAAAAATATACCAACAAAGTCAGGAAGTGCTAGAAGAAGGTGTAGGTCGTGTGTTCTATGTAACAACTGACCAAAACGGTATTTTCCGTGTGGGTCGATTCTTTACAGTTGATCAAGGTACTGGAAGTGTTACATTCTCAGCGTCGATTGCCTTGAGCAACTTGGATGGTTTAGGATTTAAGCGTGGAGTTGTTGTGAGCGAGTTCTCAACTGATCCAAGCATGACTAACAACGCCAGTGACACTGTCCCAGTACAAAGTGCAATTCGATCATACATCGATAAACGCTTGGGAATAGATCACGGCGGTAGTCCAGTTGCACTGGCAAACTTGATTGGTGCTGGATATATGCCATTGAACGGTACCTTGGCAATGAAGTCTACTCTTAACATGGGTAATTTTAACATTGTTAACTTAGGTACTCCTGGTGCCGACTACGAAGCCGCAAACAAACTATATGTTGACAATCAAGTAGTAGCATACAATTCTATTAGTAAATTAATTGACGTAGCTATTACCTTCCCATCAGCAAATAACATTCTTGTTTACGATCAATCAGTTAGTAAATGGAAGAATAAATCTATCGTTGGCGATGTAGCTCTAGACTTTAATACAGGTACAGGTGTATTATCTGCGGTTATACAACCTAGTTCAATTGTCAACGCACAAGTTTCACCTAGTGCAGGCATTTTACAAAGCAAATTGTCTATGAACATTGCCGGCACATTGGTATCGGCACCTAGTGGAAATGCGGCTTCAATACAATCCAGCAACGGACTAGTTAGTTTTAATAATAATGAATTTTTATTATTTAATGGTTGGGCCAGTTTGCGAACTAGTTCTAGTGCAACTACTGGTGTAACTTTAAGTAAAATACAACAGATTAGTAACGGAACCTTGCTGGGCAATAGAAGCGGTTCAGCGGCAAGTCCTGTTGAAGTGACTCCAGCACAGGTAGTAAGTGATGCCGGTGGACTTACAAACACATTGTTCAATGCTAGCGGTGCTATAACTGTTGCATTTGATGGCACAAACGTGGCAAATAATATATACGCCGTAACTGGTATAACTACCGCACGAGCTGTTAATAGCCTAGTCAAAACAGACAGTGCAGGCGGTATTGATGTTAACTATGTCAAGGTAGGTGGATATAAAGCATTGGGTATTACATCCTTGACTAATACATTTACTACTCCTGGTGGATTTGATTACATGAATGTTATAGGAACATCGTCAAGTAATTCTACCATGACTGTGTTTGGTACACTGGATGTAAGCAACGGTACATTAAAAACCAACTTGTTGACTACTGACAAATCAGGTGCGCCAAGTGGTCCTAACGCAGGTAGTGCAAGTATTAACGGCTGGTGGGCTGTACAGGCATCCAGTCAAATTGACTTCAGTCTGGGCACATTAAAATCGCTAACGCTAACAACTGGCGGTGAAACTGTTAACGGTACTATGACCGGGCGTTGGACACTGGCTGGTGCAAGTCGACTACAAGCTACCTACGCTGACTTGGCAGAATACTATGAAGGTGATCAAGACTACGAAGAAGGTACAGTATTGGTGTTTGGTGGTGACAAAGAAGTTACTACTACAACACAAATAAATGACACAAGAAGTGCTGGCGTAGTCAGTGCTAACCCAGCGTATGTTATGAATGGTGAGCAAACAGGTATTAAGGTCTGTATTGCACTTGCCGGTCGTGTGCCAGTAAAAGTTATTGGGCGTGTTAAGAAAGGTGACATGCTGACCACCAGTGCCACTGCTGGTTATGCTGTTAAGGCTTTAAATCCTACTTTGGGTGCAGTAATTGGTAAAGCACTGGAAGATAAAGACTACGGAGAAGCAGGTATGATACAAGTTGCTGTGGGGAGAGTATAATGGCTAAACTAAATGTTAATATTGGACTCAGTGTCAACGACAAAACCGGTGACACACTGCGCACAGCGTTTGATAAAATAAATCAAAACTTCACTGAACTGTATACCTTGACAGGTGGTACCAGTACAGCATTAACGGAACTGGCGCAGGACTATGCGGCACCCATGTTCAATCATGCTAATCATACCAACATCACTGTGACCTATGATGATGCCAGTAATAAAATATTACTAACTGGTGTTGCGGCACAGGTACAAAGCAACTGGACTGCAACTACTGGCTTGGGTGTTATACTAAACAAGCCCACAATTCCTACTAGCTTTGCTAACACTGGCGACTTTACCTTTACAAGCAGTGCGGCCACGGTGCCAGTCAACACAACACTTACACTTACTGCATTTAATAATACTACTAAAGAATCTAAATTAACACTGAGTCCAACAACTACATCCAGTTTATATGCGGCCAATAATTTAGAATTTGGAATAGGATATGGTACAGGGTTTGAAAAATATTGGCTACTCGGTGCTGACGGAAGTTTAAGATTTCCAGATACCACTGTACAAACCACAGCCTGGACTGGCAGTGTGGCTTATTCCAGCGTAACAGGTACTCCAACAATTCCAACCAGCTTCAGCAGTTTGGTCAACAGCACAAAAACCGTTAGTCTTGCTTCAACTGGTATCTTATCATTGCCAGCACAGGCTGTTCCACTGACCACGGTTAGCCAGATTACCTCAGCCACAATCAATCGAACCGGGGCCAGTATAGATACTGAAGCAATTGCTGCCTCTCGAGACACTTGGCTGGGCATAGAACAAACATTTACAGATATACGTGATCAGGATGAACAAACATTTGCTACTGGTACAAGACCGTGGGTAGGCTTGCCGAGCTGGGAAGCATATCCGTTAATACAGTCTTATACACCCCCGGGCGCTTCACTGCCCCCAACAAGTTCTTTAATAGTAGCGGCGGCGACGGCTACAACGGCTTACCTAGCATACAAAGAACTGGTATCCAACATTGATATTGTGTCAGGCAACCAGATATTCAGCTTTGAAAATTCAGGAACTTTGAGAGTTCCAGGAGTGATAACCAAAGACAACAACTTGGCATTGGTCAGCACAGGAGTAACTGGTGTATTACCAAATGGAATGGTTGCGTCAGTTACCGCTGACGGCCAGGCTGGAAGAGTATTCATAAGAACTGACAGTGGAACATTACGCACTTGGCAGTTTGATGCTAATGGTGTGTTGACATTGCCTGGTAATTTAACATTGCCCTCAGGTGCTGGCATAAACACTGGCACCGATATGCGTCTGCGATCAGGAACGGGTGCTGTAACAATTACCACCAACTATGAAGTTGGCAATGCTACTCCACAGGTTTGGCAATTTGGCAACACTGGCACTTTGCAATTACCCTTAGGCGGCGTCATTGCAGAAGGTGGCGGCCTCACTGGTGCTATCAAACTCACCCCCGCAGGTGGTGCCAACGCAAATCAAGCATTGCTAATTTACCCCACTGCGGCCGGAGATGGTGACCATGTACATTTGACCGCAGGTGGCGGTGCCACTGAATTGTATCTTGGCGATGACAGCCGCTATGTCAAGTTGGTCAATGGTGGCAATATAGAAGTACGAGCCACCACTACAAACGCTTCGGCTTCTGCGTCATGGACCTTTGGCACAGATGGTGCCATATCTACTACTGATCCTTTGATAATAAATGTTCCAAACGGTGTACCAACTGGCGTTGGTGCTATTGCGGCCACTACTGGCAGCTGGGAGCAAAATCCTTTATCCAACTTGGCCACAACAGGCGGGTCAGGAACTGGATTAAGAGTAAACGTTACTTATACTGGAGGATATGCCAGTGCAATTGCTATTGATACTGCTGGTACTGGCTATCTAGATGGCGAACTTATAACAGTTACAAGTGGCAGCTCAAGTGCATCATTTACTATTGCTGTCACAGGAACCATCAATTGGAGATTTGGCACAGATGGCAACTTAACATTCCCAGACGCCACAGTTCAAACCACAGCCTACCTAGCACCAACCACTGGCAACAATGTGATTAGCTCTGCAGAGCCTCTTACTATTAGTAGGAACGGTATGACCATCAGAGTCACATCAGCGGGCATGATACAAATGTCTTTTAACAGTGTAATCAATATCACAGGACGAAGTTCAATTAACAATGCTGATTCGGTGGTTATCTCATCACCCAACGGAGTCACTACTGCTAATACTCAATACAATATTGGAGCAGTATTAGCATTGGGCGATCATTTAACAGCCACCATTGTAGACCATAGTTTTCATAGGATCTACAGACTAACTGTGATTATACGCTCCAAAGACACAACTCCTGGACTGGAACTAGTAGTAGCATACGCAATTATCGAACAGATACAATAACGGTAAATACACTAACGGGAGCACAACATGCCAATACAACAAATTGAAATAGGTGGATATGCAAATGACGGTACTGGTGACGATTTGCGCACGGCATTTAACAAGGTCAATGCCAACTTTGCGCTGTTGGACAGCGATGCACAAATCAATGACGGTGCTAATCTAGGCACAGGCGTTGCTGTGCTAAAGGGCAAAACCAGCACTATATTGCAGTTTAAAACCCTTACCAGCACAGACTCATCAGTTACCTTGACCGCAACAGACAACACTGTAAATTTAAAAGCCAACACTATATTATCCACAGACCTTGCTCCAACATTGAGCGGGAATCTAAACCTCAATGGAAATAATATATTAGGTGCTGGATATACTAACTTAGCAGGTACTGCGTTTACAGGAGATGTCAAGTCCTCGGTATGGGGAGTTGACATTGTAGCACTAAACTCCCTGGTTGCGTTATTAATTGAATCCAATAATAATCTTGCTGTTGACCTTGGTTCGTTTAACAACCCAACCGGTTATGAAACTAATGCTAACGGATATGCCTTTGACATGGGCACGTTTGTTGGTTATAATCCCACTAATAGATTTAATTTTGGTACGTTTGTTTAATTGAGACACCTATGGCATTGAATATTTGGTCACAACCGTCCGGCTATACATTTGGAACATTCCAAGAACAGGATATCTTTAATAGGCCTTTGCCGTTAGTAGTTGGGTACGTCAGCGGAGCAACCTTTAAAATTATTTCAGGAAAGTTGCCGCCTGGGCTAAACATTGCGGGTAGTACAATTACTGGAACTCCATATTCCGTATCTGACATCACTGTATTCACATTTTGTGTCAGAGCAACTTTAACTTCTACAGGCGAAATATCTGATAGAACATACTCCATAACTATCGAAGGCGCAGATGCTCCAGAGTTTGTAACTCCAACAGGAAGATTAGCAGTTGGTACCCACCAACAAATGTATGTTCTGGACAAAACCTATATCAATTATCAAATTGAAGCATTTGACTTAGATACCAGCGCCGGTCAAAAATTAAATTATTTTATATCTTCAGGCGATGGTGCGTTGCCTCCAGGTTTAACCATGTCATCAACTGGCAAAATTAGTGGATTTATTTTGCCGGCTGTAAAAATTAAACCGGAGGATGGTACTGGCACTTACGACCAGGCATACTACGATGCGGCTGCTTTTGACTTTGGTTTACGTCCTACCAACGGTTTTGATAGTTATATTTACGATAGAGTATTTTATGATTACAACTTACCCAATGTTAGACCATCAACATTAAATATTAATTATCAATTCAAAGTAACCGTGAGTGATGGCACTAGCATTGCTCAAAGAATTTTTAAAATATTTGTTGTAGGTGATGACCAGTTTAGGGCAGACACAACAACTACAGATGGATTTGCTGACGAATTATTTACAGCTGACGTCACGTATCTAAGACAGCCTGCGTGGCTCACTAATCCTAATATAGGATTATTTAGAGCTAACAACTATCTAACTGTACCAGTTGCACTGTATGATAACTCTAACGTATTTTATAATTTAGAATTAGTTAATCAAGAAGTAAAAGTACAAGCAGTTAATATTTTACCGTCGGATAATTTTAAAACTGGCAATAAAATAACTGTAACTAATGTTACTGGAACAATACTGCCTGGATATTTTTGTCACTTTGAAGGAATTGTTGTAGGTGCAACTGATCAACTTTATAAAATCAGTGTAGTAGAAGATTTAGGTAGTGGAAGATATCGTCTTACTATCCTAACACCATTACAAGTAAGTATTCCAACTGGTACTAGTTTTTATATAGGAACTTTAAGTACATTACCAAAAGGCACGAGTTTTGATGTACAGACTGCTACTATATACGGACTAGTTCCTTACCAACCTGCTATTACAAAAAACTATAACTTTACTATTACTGCCACTAGATTTGGTGATAAACAAGATAGTGCAACTGCATCGAGAACATTTACTATTGGTATTATTGGCGAAATTGACAGCGTAATTACGTGGTCAACTGACGCTGACTTGGGCAGTATCAATGCAAACTTTATTTCTAATTTGCATGTTTCAGCATCTAGCACAATACCCGATGCTATTGTATCATATACATTGATTAGTGGAAGCCTTCCTCCAGGATTGACTTTAAATTACGACGGAGAAATAATAGGTAAGGTTAACCAGTTCTATGATGCCACATCAGGGCTACTTGGGCTTACAAGATTTTTTGATGCGCTACCTCAATTTACACCCAAGACATTTACAACATTTGATTTTAATACTACTAGTATAGATAAACAATATACGTTTACTGTACAGGCTAGAGATCAATATGACTATAGTGCAACTTCTCGTACATTTACCTTGTATGTTGATACACCTAACGATATAAGTTTTAGCAATATTAGGACAAAGCCTTTCTTAAAACAATCACAGCGAACACTTTGGAAATCTTTTATTAACGATACTTCTATTTTTACTCCTGACAGTATTTACAGAACTAACGATGCTAATTTTGGAGTTCAAACTGATTTAAACATGTTAGTTTACGCAGGCATTGAAACTAAGGATGCCGCAAGATTTGTTGGAGCGATAGGTTTAAATCATAAAAGAAAACGATTTACTTTTGGGCTAATTAAATCAGCAGTTGCTATTCAACCTGGTACTACTAATGCAGTATACGAAGTAGTATATGTCAATATCGTAGATCCGCAAGAACCTAATGGTAAATACTTGCCAAGAAAAATACAATTGCCTGGGCTATCTAGTGATACAATAACTATCGATAGTAGTGGTGATATTTGGAGCAGAACTTTAGATTCGTTGGGTACAGATAGTCCAGAAAGTGTTAGACCAGAGCCGATAATTACTGCTGATAGCACAGGGTATGAAGTTTCAAATCCTAATGTTAATAGCTATTTTCCAAACAGCATTACCAATTGGCGCAGTAGAATTAAAGATACAGGCGCAACAGAACGTAACTACCTGCCGCTTTGGATGCGTAGTATCCAGCCCGGACAAAGCCAAGAACTAGGATTTGTCTTGGCTATTCCAATTTGCTACTGCGAAGTGGGTAAAAGTGCTGATATTTTACTAAACATAAAACAGAGCAAATTTGATTTTAAATCTTTAGATTACACAGTGGACAGGTATATAATAGATTCTGTCACCGGTTCGATTAACGATAAATATCTTGTATTTAGAAACGATAGGATAACAGTATGACCAGTCAAATAAATGTCGGAACAATTAACACATCTTACCCAGTTGCAGGTGTTGATAACAACAGCCAAGGATTTCGTGATAATTTTACAGCTATTTCAGCAGGATTAGCCACAGCCAAAACAGAACTTACAGCATTACAAACTAATGCTGTATTAAAAGCAAACCTTACAACCAATACAGTTGTTAACAATGACTTAAATGGTAGCACAATAAGCAACGGTTTGTACAATAGATTTTACGGTGTATATTTTAGCGGAGGTACTGTTTCAGCAGCCGCTAATATAGATCTAGTTAACGGTCCTGTGCAAAAATTTGTTCTTTCAGGAAATGCAACTTTGACTTTCACTGGATGGCCAACTGCGGGAAAAATGGGTCTAATTCGCGTATTGATTGCTAGCGATTTAAATGGTGTGCGTACTCCTGGATTTGCCACTGGAGGTGGTGGCGCAATACGCTATGATGTAGCATATCCTACGTTACCAAACAGTTCGAGTCAAGGATTTAAAGTTGGTGGAGAAAGTGTTAGAAGCGTTACCGTTGATGTTCCTGGCAGTAGATACATTACTCCAACCACTGTATCGTTTACTAGTCCCACATTAACAAATGGAACTCCTGCTAGTGCAACTGCTATCTATAAAGTACTTTCTGCAACTGCCACAGTAGGTGCATTGGGCGCTGGTTACACAACCGGCGACTTGTTAGTTGTAAATCAAGATTCAAAAATTGTGCTGTCAGTTACTGGAGTAAATGGTTCCGGTGGCATTACTAGCCTTAGCCCCACTCAACCGTTAGGCTTAATATCGCCGCTGGCTGGGTCAAAAACTGTTACAGCATTAACAGGTTCGGGAACTGGTGCTAGAGTAGATTTAGTATGTGCTATTGATACTATAACTGTAACAGACAGCGGAGATGGTTGGTCTACCGTTCCTCCAATTGTGACTATTGGGGCTCCGAGTAGTGGCGGTGATCAAGCAACTGCAACGGCTGTTTTGACAACTATAACAACGGACAATGTTAAAGTAATAGAAGCATGGTCTATCGATGGCGGTCTTAACGTGTATCTCAGATACATAGGCGAATACAATTAATGCATCCATTAATATCAAATTTAGAAAATTTGAAGGATAGTGAGATCGATTTTAAAATTAACGATCTCACTAAAAAGTATTTTCAATCTTCAAATCCAGATTTAAGACAACAAGTTTCATTGGCTTTGGATACTTATAAAAACGAACAGTCTAGACGTCAACGTGCTGAATGGCAAAAAATGGTTGATAATCGCGATAAAAACCTTGACAAATTAATCAACATACAGTAAAATATAGGCTATGCGCCTAGACAAATACAGTAATCCTATATTTTCAGAACAAGATCTGTTTGATGCTTTATATCAAAATTATCAGTTTAATGCCGGCGATACTATACTTGTGGATCAACGATCCAACTCAATCAAACAGTTAGAATCGCAAATAGGATTCAAATTATTAGAACCCTATGAAACTCACTTTGAAGTTACCGACTACGATTCAGCTTGCCAATCAAATTGGTATATGCCCGAAGAATACAAAACACTGGATATAGAAGCATGGATTTGGGAACAAACTCCTCCTTGGGATCCTCAACATACAAGAGTTACTGAAGAACTGGCGGCATTCAAAGAACGTAATATGATGGATTTACTACGTTGGCTCAAGTACTTTGTAGACACTTGTAACAAAAACAACGTAGTTTGGGGTGTAGGTAGAGGATCTAGTGTAGCCAGTTACATACTCTATTTAATAGGGGTACACCACATCGATAGTATTAAATATAATCTCGAGTGGCAGGAATTCCTGAGATAAGTACTAGTATAATCAAGGAGATTTAAAATGGAACAACAACCAAAACAAATATATCGTTCAATGCAGGGCAAAGAAGTTGATATGAATCGATTAGTAAACATAAACGAACTTACTCCAGCAGTGGGTAATCTTAAAGTTAATGCACGTGGCGACGAGCTTGGCGCTGGCGGCAGAATTATTAGAAAACGTGAAGACATTTTAAGAGAAGCGGAAGCTAATAGAATTGTACCTGATCAGATTAATGTCAGAGCAGTTGAAGAAGTTGTTACTGCAAAACCTGTAGTTGCTAAGAAAAATGTAGCAGACATGGATCCTGAAGGAAACGAATGAAAAGAGTACCAGTATATGCTAGCAAATTAAAACCAATACGCGATAACATTGTTATTGTTGATATGGATTTTGGCGAGCAAAAAACCAAAGGCGGTCTTGTACTATTAAGCGACGATGGTAAAAGCGAAGGTGTTAAAAGTCGTTGGGGTCGAGTGTATTCTGTTGGCCCAAGCCAGACTGACGTAAAAGTGGGTGAGTGGATTTTACTCGAACATGGTCGCTGGTCGCGTGGGTTCACTGTACTTGATGACGATGGCGTTGATATGATCATTCGACGTGCCGATCCAAAAGGAATCTTAGCAGTTTCAGATGAAAAACCAAATGAGACGATATTCGGTTCACATAGCACAGTGACCCATGCAACATTTGATCCAGCATCGTTTGCAAGGCCAAGTTTCGAACAATAATCTTCTTGACTGTTAGATAGCGTTCATTGTATAATTAGAGCAAGAGTTTCTAATTAAGGAGATACAATGAACGCTAAAGATCAAGCAAAGCAAGATTACGAAGCAAATATTCAACTAATGCAAGACCTCATGGGTCGATTAGATGCAGTAGAGAAAAAAACTACTAGCGAAGTTGAGCATCCCGATCCAACTAAACACAAATATATTAGCTTTGTAAAAAGCTTCTTTAGAATTATTGCTGGCATTGCATTGTGCTTCGGCGAATTTACTATTGCTGGTGTACTATTGATTGTTGCAGAAGCACTTGGCATTTACGAGGAAATGGTTTAAAATGAAAGAATTATGGGTGGAAAAATATCGTCCTAACACTATTGATGGTTATGTGTTTAGAGATAATCATCAAAAAGAACAAGTAGAATCTTGGATTAAACAAAAATCTATCCCGCATTTGTTGTTTAGCGGCAATGCCGGCATTGGTAAAACTACTCTAGCAAGAGTATTGTTTAACGAATTACAAGTTAATGATCTAGATGTCTTGGAAATTAATGCGTCACGCACAAACTCGGTAGAAGATGTTCGTGATAAGATTGTTAATTTTGTACAGATGATTCCATTTGGGGACTTTAAGGTAGTATTGTTAGATGAGGCAGATTACTTATCACCCAACGCACAGGCCGCATTGCGTGGTGTCATGGAAGAATACCATACGACCGCTCGCTTTATTCTTACTTGCAACTATCCTAATAGGATCATACCTGCATTACATAGTCGTTGCCAAGGGTTTCATATTGAACGAGTCGACATTGCAGAATTTACTGCTCGGGTTGCTACTATTCTTATGGAAGAATCTGTAGAGTTCGATCTTGACACCCTGGATACCTTTGTCAAAGCCACTTATCCAGACCTGCGCAAGTGTATTAACACTACACAAATGAACAGTATGGATGGAAAATTGCACACTCCTGAAAAAGCAGATAGTGGGCAAGCTGATTATAAATTAGACATGGTTCGATTATTCAAGGCAGGAAAAATTACAGAAGGTCGTAAACTTGTTTGTAGTCAAGCACGACCTGAAGAGATGGAAGAAATATTCCGGTGGCTGTATGATAACGTAGAAATCTTTGGTGACGAAGCAATCCAAGACAAAGCAATTCTTATCATTAAACAAGGACTAGTGGATCACACATTAATCATTGATCCAGAGATTAATCTTGCGGCAACTTTAATTAGGCTGAGTCATCTATGACATATTTGGTATTAGAGAACTGTATTAAATGTAAGCATACAGACTGTGTAGAAGTATGTCCTGTTGATTGTTTTAAAGAAGGTCCTAATTTTCTTGTCATCGATCCGGACGAATGCATCGACTGCGGTGTATGTGTGCCTGAATGTCCCGTAGACGCCATTGTACCCGACACTGATAAAACAGTTGATGTTATTTTTTGGACTGAACTTAATACTAGACTTGCTAAAAAATGGCCCACTATTACTAAACGTAAAGCCGCATTACCTGATGCTGAAGAATGGAAAGATAAGCCTAATAAACTAGACTTGTTAGAAGAATGAAAGAAAAATTTATAGATGCATACATGGATGTTGCTGAACGATTTGCACAATTAAGCTCAGCACGTAGACTTCATGTCGGTGCTATTGTAGTCAAGGATGATAGAATTATTAGTATTGGCTACAATGGTATGCCGGCTGGTTGGGATAATAATTGCGAAGATGAAATTCAGTACCCTGATGCAGAAGGGATTACATTAAAAACTAAACCGGAAGTTCTTCATGCTGAAACAAATGCCATTGCAAAACTCGCTAAGTCTAACGAATCTGGTCTGGGTGCTACTATGTTTATTACCCATGCTCCATGTTTGGACTGTGCCAAACTTATATACCAAAGTGGTATTGGCAGTGTTCTATATAGGAACACTTATCGGGATACTGGTGGTATCTCGTTTCTTGAAAAATCAGGCGTAATTGTTACACAAATAAAAAAGGGCCCGTAGGCCCTTTTTTACGAATCGCCGTATAGTGCTAGTACTTCCTTAACAGCATTATGACGTTCAATATCCTTGGCATTAAATTGCACAATGTCAACGTGCTTCAATCCCTGCTTTCCTCCAAGTAAATTACAAAAATTGATTAATCCATTATCATTTAATCTATCTGCTTGAGCTAAGTCTCCTGTTACCACCATTCTAGAATTATCTCCAAGTCTAGTTAACAACATTTTCATTTGGTTTACAGTTGTATTCTGACACTCGTCAGCGATAATGTAAGCGTTTTTAAATGTTCGGCCTCGCATATAAGCGAGCGGGCTTATTTCGATAGTTCCATCCTCCAACATTTTTGCAATGTCTTTTTGTTGGTAATACTCTCCTAAGACGTCGAATATAGGTCGTGTCCAAGGCGCCATCTTTTCATTTAGCGTTCCTGGCAAAAATCCTAAATCTTCATCTACACTGACGGCGGGTCTGGTCACAATGATTTTATCAACTTTACCCTCTTGGAACAATCTAATCCCGTTCTGTACGGCTAGCATAGTTTTACCCGTGCCGGCTGGACCAATGGCTAGGATAATGCTTTTAGCATCATCTTGCAATTTTCTAACGTATAGTTCTTGATTAGCGTTGCGTGGTGATAATTGTACACGTTGCTTCTTTTGAGGCAAGTATGGTTGAAAATCAATTATGTTAACTTCTGATGTAAAACGTTTTTTCAGTCGT